AGAAGTATCTACCGCTGATAAATCAGCAAGTCAATCGTTATCTACAACTGATGGACTTCTACATTAACTTTACACTTGATGAAGAATTTAATGAAACGGTTCAATCTCCAATCCATGAAGATTTTTCTTATGCATCTTTTAGTGAGGGTGAAAAAATGAGAATTGATCTAGCACTCTTGTTTACTTGGAGAGAAGTGGCAAGAATGAAAAATTCTGTTAGTACGAATCTACTGATAATGGATGAAGTCTTTGATAGTTCTCTTGATGGATTTGGAACAGAAGAATTTTTGAAGATTATTAAATATATTGTTAAGGATGCGAACGTATTTGTAATCTCTCATAAAACAGGAATGGACGACAGATTTGAAAGTGTTATAAAATTTGAAAAGATAAAGGGATTTTCACGTATGGAATCCTAAGACCAATTTAAAAAGTGTCACAATAGGTTCCCCACGCTGGACCTTTTTGCAATACTATAGGTACATACGAGACAAATTTCATGACAGTCAAGCACGAAATCAAGTCACAACTTGCTAAGCTTCTTGCAACTGAAGATTTGATAGTTGAGCATCGTCATGTAGATACTGCTCAATTTAATGTTCATAGTCGTGTTTTGACTCTTCCTTTATGGGGAAAGGCAAGTAACATTGTTTATGATATGCTTGTTGGGCATGAAGTTGGCCATGCGTTGTTTACTCCAGACGAAGATCCTCCATCAGAAATTCCTCATCAATTTATTAATATTGTTGAAGATGCTCGAATTGAAAAGTTGATGAAACGCAAGTACATGGGCCTTGCTAAAACTTTTTATGGTGGATATAAAGAAATGTTTGATGGAGATTTTTTTGAAATAGAAGATCAAGATATTTCAACTATGAATCTTGCAGATCGCGCAAATCTTTATTTTAAGATTGGTAATTATGTTGATATTAAATTTGTAGAAGAAGAAAATAAAATCATTGAAATGATTTCCAAGACTGAAACTTTTGCAGATGTTATTCTTGCTGCAAAAGTTTTATATGAATTTTGTAAAGAGAATTTGCAAAATGAAAAAATTTCTGAATCTGAAATTCCTCCAGTACAAGGAAACTCTGAAGGTAATTCTTCAGAATCTAAAGAGTCACCTAAATCTGATTTTAGTTCTGAAGGAATATCTCAAGAAAAATCATTTGATGAAAGTGATATAATTTCTGAAGATGGTGAATCGGAAAATTCTGAATCTAGATCCGAACCTGAAGTTCATACTGCACAAAACCTAGAAGAAAATTTAAAAAATTTAATTTCAAACTATGGCGGAGAAAACATTTATGTTGAGATTCCTAAAGTAAATCTCGATACTGTTGTTATTTCTAATAATAAAATTCATAGTGAAATTAATTCTTTTTTCATTCATCAACAAAAAGTTACAACGATTAATATCTATGAAAATGCTGATGATCAATTTTTAAAATTTAAAAAATCTGCACAAAAAGAAGTTGGTTATTTGTTAAAAGAGTTTGAATGTCGTAAGGCAGCAGATTCTTATGCACGTACTACTACCGCACGTACTGGTGTTTTAGATTGTTCCAAACTTCATACTCACAAATACAATGAAGATCTTTTTAAGAAAGTAAGTACTCTTGCCGAAGGTAAGAATCATGGATTGATTTTTGTTCTAGATTGGAGTGGATCTATGAGCAATGTCCTTCTTGATACTATTAAACAACTTTATAATCTAATTTGGTTTTGCAAAAAATCCAACATTCCTTTTGACGTATATTCTTTCACTAATGAGTGGAATCGTTTTGCCTTTGATTATGAGACTAAAAAATATTTGAACACAGAATCGCAACCTCATTATGAAAGTGATGAAAATTTGCTTTGTGTGCCATCTTGTTTTTCAATGCTTAACATTCTTACAAGTAAAGTTTCTACAAAAGAAATGGAATATCAAATGTTAAATATTTGGCGTATTGCATCATATTATCACAATAGTTATAATAACAAATATTCTGTTCCTGAGCGTATGTCACTTTCAGGTACTCCTCTAAATGAATCTTTAGTATCACTTCATCAAATTCTTCCCAAATTTCAAAAGGAAAATAAACTGCAAAAAGTTCAGTGTATTATCTTGACTGATGGTGAGGCTAGTCATCTTATTCGCCATGTTAAAATTTCAAGTACAAAAGGAGATTATATTGGAACACGTCGTTTAAATCCTGATTCATGTTTTATTCGTGATCGTAAGTTGGGATCAACATATAAAGTTCATCATGATTATCATAATTTTTCTAATATGATGATTAAAATTTTGCGTGATAATTTTCCATCAGTAAACTTTATTGGTATTCGTGTCTTAGAAAGTCGCGAAGCAAATAACTTTATTAAACTCTATCATGACTATGGAACTGATAGTTATGATAAAATTATTTTTGATTGGAGAAAGAATAGGAGTTTCTGCATCAAAAATTCTGGATATCATGCATATTTTGGATTACCATCAAGTTCACTTTCTCAAGAGACTAATTTTGAAGTTGACTATGGTGCAAGTAAGTCAAAAATTAAATCTGCTTTCATCAAATCTTTGAAAACTAAAAAACTAAATAAAAAGGTTCTTAGTGAATTTATTTCTCTGGTAGTATGATGAAAGAAAACTGGAGAGAGATGGCTAAATTATCTGAAAAGGACCCTAAGGTGATTAAAATCATTGAGGATGGTCCTAGATCTCTTGGTCAGGCATATCTACTCCAAGCCATGCGATATAAGTATGGACAATCTGATAAGTGACACATGGGGAGTTTGAGACTCCCTTTTTTATCCTATAATAACTTCAGTTCAAACAATCCAAATGTCCCTCTCACCTGAGTTTATTCGCACTTCCCTTCAGGATTTGTATGGTGAGTCTGTTGCTGCTGCTGATATTCGTGCCTGGTGTGCTATGAATGGTGCGAACTATCAAACTGTCACAAACAAACTTGCTGATTACAAATCTAGTCGCGGAAAGTGGAACTTGACCGTACAAGAAAAACTAGAACAAAACTATCAGGCACTACCTGCTATGCCTGCTTCTGAACAAAACCTTATTCCTGCAAAAGATGATACCTTCGTCAGCTTTGGTAACTTCGCTGATATTAAAAGGATTATTAAGTCCAATCTATTTTACCCTACGTTCATTACGGGTCTTTCGGGTAATGGTAAGACACTCTCTGTGGAGCAAGCATGCTCCCAAACAAAACGAGAACTTATCCGTGTAAACATCACAATCGAAACAGATGAAGATGATCTTATTGGTGGTTTCCGTCTTGTTAATGGTGAAACCGTCTGGCATAATGGCCCAGTCATTGAAGCACTCCAACGTGGAGCAATCTTGCTCCTTGACGAAATCGACCTTGCCTCAAACAAAATCCTTTGTCTCCAATCTATTCTTGAAGGAAAGGGAGTTTTCCTCAAGAAGATTGGCAAATTCGTTGCGCCCTCAGAAGGTTTCAACGTATTCGCAACCGCAAACACAAAAGGAAAAGGTTCCGACGACGGCCGATTCATTGGAACTAACGTGCTCAATGAAGCATTCCTTGAAAGATTCCCTGTAACCTTTGAGCAGTCCTATCCTGCCTCTGCAGTAGAGCAGAAGATCCTTATGGCACTCTGTAGTGATACTGAGTTTTGTAAGCGTCTCTGTGACTGGGCAGACATCATCCGTAAGACATTCTATGATGGTGGTATTGAAGAAATCATCAGTACCCGTCGTCTGGTTCATATCGTCCGTGCATACAGCATCTTCAATGATAAGGCAAAGGCAATTCAAGTCTGCGTGAATCGTTTTGATGATGAGACTAAGCAGGCATTCCTGGAACTGTATGATAAAGTGGATGCAGATTTCCAAATGCCTTCTAATGAGTCTGTAGTATCTGTTTATATTGACAATAATGAAAATACTTGATACAATATGCTTAACTCTTGGTCCTTATTATACGATGAATTGAACATGGAATATTCTTCTCCTGATGTATTTTCTATGAATACAGATAAACCACATACTAAAGCAGATGGATATTCTGTTGACGGTATTTCTTTTGCAGACTATGATGAATCTACTAATAAAATTATTTTTACTCCTATGACTCCTGAAGATCGAATTGATTTAAATCTCGATCCACTTTCAAATAATGGTTTTTGGAAGTATGAAGAAGATCTTACTATGAAGGAGGTTCGTGAATACCTCTCAGCAACCTACAGGTCCCATTATGTTTCTAAAGAATCTAAGACACAAACTCTAGATCTTGTTGAAGCAATTGGTGACGCTGAACCATTTTGCCGTTCTAATGCAATCAAGTATCTTTCTCGTTTTGGTAAAAAGAACGGCAAATCAAAGGGTGATATTTTAAAAGCAATCCATTATTGCATTCTTCTTTATCACTTCTCTGGACTACACAATGAAACTAAGGGCACCTATGAAACTTTCTGATAAAACTCTTTCAGTACTCAAAAACTTTTCTTCAATCAATCAATCTATTCTTTTTAAGCAGGGAAACAAACTTCGCACTATTAGTGTGATGAAAAATATTCTTGCTGAAGCAACTATTAGTGAAGAATTGATCAAAGACTTTGGAATTTATGATCTAAATCAGTTTCTTAATGGTTTATCACTTCATTCTAGTCCCGAACTTGACTTTTCTAATAATGGATACGTGATGATCCGTGAAGGAAAGTCTCGATCAAAGTACTTCTTTGCAGACCCTAATGTTATTGTAACTCCTCCCGAAAAAGAGATCACTCTTCCTAGCGAAGATGTATCTTTTGAACTGAGTACAGAACAATTGGGACAACTGCTTAAAGCTTCTGCTGTATATCAATTGCCAGACCTTTCTGCTGTTGGTGAAAATGGTGTTGTCAAACTTCTTGTTCGTGACAAGAAGAATGATACATCCAATGATTATGCTGTGGTCGTTGGTGAAACTGACTCTACATTCTCATTCAACTTTAAAGTTGAGAATATCAAAGTTCTTCCTGGAACTTATGAAGTCGTTGTATCACAAAAACTTTTGTCACGATTTACTTCCAAGAATCATGATTTGACTTATTATATTGCCTTAGAACCTGATTCTACTTTTGGTTGATGACCTTTGATGTTGCTATGAGAATCACTGGCAGTGCTCTTGCGATCATTGCATACTTTGTGGTTCTTCATGTTAGTGTTGCCTTTGGAGTACTTCTCCACTTTATTGGAGATGCTATTTCAGTTCCTTACTTTATAAGGACAAAATCGTGGGATGTGGTTATAATGTTAGCATTCCTTTTGATAATCTCTTTATCAAAAATATTATGAATATCTTTGTAACTGATCCCAGCCCATACAAGTCTGCTGTGGTTCTTCCTGACAAGCACATTGTCAAGATGCCCTTAGAGACCTGTCAGATGCTTGCTATTGTATGCTCTGACAAATGGGGACATAACTTCGGCACTCTTCCTAGAGCAGACGGTACTCCCTATGCTACTGAGAAGGGTGCCTTTCGCAATCACCCCTGCACTAAATGGGCGAATGAGTTTGTAACTAACTGGCAGTGGTTACTTGCACATGGTCTTGCTATGTGCGATGAGTATACTGATCGTTATGGTAAGGTCCACACCTGCCAGAAGACGCTTCTAGCAGCAAAGGAGATACTTCCTACTGCAGATCCACAAGGTCGCAGTGGTAAGGACACAACGCCCTTTGCAAGGGCAATGCCAGATGAGTTTAAGTATGATGATAGCATTGATACTTTTACAGCATACAAGATGTATATTGCATCTAAACCATGGGTGTGCGATAATTACCTTCGTCTCCCCCATCGTAAACCTGATTGGATTTGATTATGCGAGATGAATTTCTCTGGGTTGAAAAGTATCGACCCAAAACTATTGACGAATGTATTTTGCCACCAAGTATTAAGAAGACTTTTCAAGACTTCCTAGATAAAGGTGAGATACCAAATATGCTTCTTGCAGGCCCTGCTGGGTGTGGAAAAACTACTGTAGCAAAAGCATTGTGTAATGAACTGGGAGTAGATTTTTATGTCATCAATGGATCCGATGAAGGACGATTCCTTGATACCGTCAGAAATACTGCGAAGAATTTCGCTTCGACCGTCTCGCTTTCTTCAACTGCAAAACACAAAGTCATCATCATTGATGAGGCAGATAACACAACGAACGACGTACAACTCCTCTTACGGGCGTTTATTGAGGAGTTTAGTGGCAACTGCAGATTCATCTTTACCTGCAACTTCAAAAACAAAATTCTCGAACCACTTCATTCCCGCACAACGGTTATCGAATTTGGAATCGGAGGTAAAAGCAAACCTGCAATCGCAGCCTCCTTCTTCAAACGTCTCCAAGAAATCTTGGATGCAGAAAGTATTAAATATGATAACAAGGTCCTGGTAGAACTTATTAACAAACACTTCCCAGATTGGAGACGTGTTCTTAATGAATGTCAAAGATATTCTTCTTCTGGCACCATTGATCCAGGTATTCTTGCAACCTTTAGTGATGTAAAAGTAAATGACTTGGTTAAGAAACTTAAGGAAAAAGATTTTCCCGAAGTACGTAAATGGGTTGTCAATAACCTGGACAATGATACTGCTGTCCTATTGCGTCGGATTTACGATGCTTGTTATGATTCCATGGTTCCGAATAGTATTCCTGCTGCTGTGCTTACTCTTGCTAGGTATCAGTATCAAATGGCATTTGTGGCGGATCAAGAAATAAACCTGTTGGCATGTCTAACTGAAATTATGGTGGAGTGTGAATTCAAATGAAAAACAAAATTAAGACACAAGTAAAATCTAAGTGGTATTACATTTTTTGGGGAACTGCTACAGTATCTGTAGTTCTGGGACAACTTTATGTTGGAACTGGATATCGTGCTTTAAATGGTAGTATGCATCAATTACTTCAGAATGTTGATGGTGTTCTTTTTCATAAAAGTGATGAACCAGACTACCTATGATTTTATCTGAGAGTGATGCAGTTTGGGCTGCTAATAAATTTATTAATTATTATACTCAGTTTAATCGTATTGATGACTATCTTCGCCATATTAAAGAAGATAGGGGAGAACAACGTTCTGGATATTTGCCTGGATTTGGTGCAGATTCGGAAATGTTTGATGACTTTAATATTCATCCAAATGATATGAACTTTAAAATTTGTGTTGTTGATACGAATCCAAAAACAAATTCAAAGTATAATCAGTGGCTTTATTCTGAGATACTGAACCTTACTGCATCTAATCCTATTGAAGAGGCAATTCCTGGAAGAACTCACAAGTGGATTGTTGTGGAAACAAATACTGATAAGGTAGTTGGTGTTGTTCGTTTTGGTTCACCAACTATTAATAGTAAACCACGTAATAATTACTTTGGAGAAATCCCTTCTCTTTCTGATATTAATGCTG